TCACTGGCCAGACAGCGATGCCAGCATGAAATAATGCAGCTCATCATTCCTTACAGACATTATTTCACCAGCCTCCCTGACCAGCTTGCGCTCTCCGGTATCGTATTCTTCCATTGTAAGGAGTCCGTCAGGACCAAGCTCCATACGAGTCCCGTAAACCACTTCATATTCCGCCGGATATTCATCACGACACAAAATACCGTAATCAAAAGCGTCCAGCCCTTCCTCAGAGAAGACCTTCTGTACGTCCTGAGCAATCACTCCTACATGCCATCTGGCTGCGTTCCCTTTGCTGGACACTGCATCTCTGAAACGGAACCGACAGATATACCCGAGCAGCTTTCTGGCAACCCTTTTTTCTGCATCCGACAGAATTGTTTCGTCCTGTTTATGAGTCCGGTCTGATGTACTGATACTTCCCGTAGCTGAATAAACCTGTGCGGGTCGCCATGAGGCATAACCGATCGAATACGTATTATCTGTATAAGGGCGGAGATTTCCTGATGAATCTATGCGCCATCTCTTTTCTCCTCCTGTGGCATTTGCATCCTGATTCGTTGCAAAATCAATCACTGTCGCTGACCTGAACACAGATGAACCACCGCCAATTACCAGCGTGTTATTCCCCTCTGATGCCTGTTGGTCAACTACCAGTATTTTATCCTGATTTTTACCTGAACCACTTTTCGAGGCAGCGATAATACGATTAAACTGATCCTCACCATCGCTCTTTTGTGCGATGGTGATAACATTGGACCAGATTGCCTCTCTTTGTCGCTGAAAACCATATTCTCCGCTGTCTGTAGTGACAGCTTTATATTTTATTCCACCTTCAGCTGACTCCTGCGTTATATAGAATGTCTGGTTATTAGCATTCTTGATGAACACATAATTGTCAGCAGGAATGTCATTTCCACTCAGATCTTTAATCGGTGTCGTGGTTGTATGCAGACAAAACCATTTCTGACTCACAGAACGCATATATGCCAGAATTTCAGACAGGGATGTGAATACCGTCCCCAACACCGGGTTTACCAACCCCTGGGCACTACGGGGAAATGTTCCAATACTGGCATGAGACACATCAAACCCCGTGTACAACCAGGCTGCCTGACGAAAATCAATAGCATCTCTGCCAGTACTGAACTCTTTCATCAGAACAATTCCTTTCTGATAAGCCTGTGGTAACCCACGCTCCAGAAAGATATAAAGCGAATATATACTGCCGCCGTCGTCAGAAATACAAATTCCTTCGTTCTCAATGCGCGAAGGTGTAAAACCCTGCCTGGTAAGCACATCTATCATTTTTTGGGGATGAAGAATGGATTCCTGCTGCTTTACTCCATCCGGAGAAAAGACCTTAACCCCCTGAAACTGGTTAAATCCGGCTGATGCCCCGGTATTAAAATAGCCACCATAAGAACAGGCAATATAATCGTCTCCCACAGCAATTCCCTGACGTTTTGTGAAGCGTCTTGCATAGCTGTCTGTGCTTTCCGTGATATATCCGGAATCATGCAACGGTAATGTGAATGTCCCTGTCCGACGAAACTGAAAATCATACACCGCAAATACTGTGCGGGTGATCAGGCCTCCCACTTCCGGCGCTGACTGTTCAACCACCCAGCGGTTTTTACGATAGCTGAACTGGTTGTAAACACCGACATCATGTTCATCAATTAACGGCAATACTGAACCAGAAATTGCCCCATCAAGCGAAAACTGTTTCAGTAATCCATTTTCTCCTGACATGAACAAACGTAATCCACCGTAATCCGTTGTCACCACAAGGCCTTCGCTGACAACGCCACGACCTCCATTATCGACATAATAATATCCCTCATATTCGCCGGATGTTGTGTACTGAACTATAACGTTCCGTGTCTGCTTTGGCTCAACGGTATAACTCAGATAGATTTTTTCTCCTGTCACCACAAATCCCTGTGGATACATATATTCCGCACCAGACTGAGCAGCCAGCACCGTATCGTAGTCTGGGAATAATAACGGCAATTCCATTAAGACACTACGGGAATGGTTAGTGTACAGATTGTTCAATGAACCAGCTTTTACATCCTGTAACCCCAGATTTTCAAGAGCGCGTTCTACCGTGCCATCCGATTTGATATCGCCAAACGGATTTTTGCGGCTTAACAGCAGCGCACGAAGCGCGGTAAGCAGCTGGTCGTGCCGCGCCTTCTCCAGACTGGCACCGGAGGCCTCCACCACGCTGCAAAGTTCTTCCTGCAACATGTCAAAGTAGTCATCATCCAGATCGGTGGCAGGCGTGCCGGTCTGGGGGTTACCACGGGTAAAACCGTTCTTACCCGCGCCGAACTTATCCTTCTGCGCGGTTTTCGTGTCTATACGATGCATGGATTACTCCGGATATTTGAAAATTACGTAGGTATGCGAAGGGCAGAGTTTGTTAAGCACGCACTCGACAACGGTATCGCCCCAGATACGCAGTGCGGAATCACAGGGATCGCCACATGTCATCCAGGTGGTGTTGGTGGCGGCTGGCATGTTGACCTGCCAGTAATACCGCCATTCCGTCGCATTCACTGCGTCAGTACAGGCCGATGAGCAGGTGAACGTGCTTTTGTCGTATCGCGTGATGGTGGCGTCTGGTCTGCCCAGGGCAGCAAGCTGTGCAAGGTAAAAATCCTCATTGATGCCGCCCGCCAGATTAACCTTCGCATCCAGCCGTTGCTGACGCTGGCGAAGGGTCTGCGTTCCCGCCGGAATACATTCATCCGGCAGGCCGCACAGACGCTCCCAGCGGTTTATCAGTTCAGTGGTGGTGCGCGGATCCAGCTCCCGCATCAGGGCATCCGCACGCTGATGAACGCGGGTTAATGACGGTGCCGCACCGGCAATCGCTGGATCGCTGGATGACCACGCCGGACCGGGGGGCAACAGTGCCGACAACAGACGGATGTAATCATCGTTTGTCACGTCCATGAAATCGTCCCCAGTACCGCCAGTTCATTTTTTGCAATGGAGATATTGTCTGCCGGTGCAAGCAACTGATGGCTGTATTCCCCGTTCGCACCGGAAATCGCTTCACTGATACGCGACACCTTCAGTTCTCCCTGCGGATAACCATCACGCAGCAGGAACGAACGCAACTCGGCGGTGATGGCAGCCCGTATTTCCGGTGTGTCCGGCGTCACGCGGATATGAAAATCCACTTTATGCGCCACCGGCCTGAATACATATAAATCAGAGCCTGCCACCGGGGCCAGTGGCCCGATATGTTGTCTTGCCGCCGTTTCCGTTGATTCTTCCGGAATGGGATTAATCAGGTCACTGCTGGCAATCATCACACCGACAGTTCCCGTTCCCATCCAGTGACGGTATGTCCATGCGCGGGTAATGCCGGGCACTTCTTTAGCCCAGACGACATAGTCCCCGTCAGCCCCGCCCTGCGGCGTCCAGTAATACCGCTCAATGACGCGGGCGCGCCACGTTTCCAGATCTTCAGTATCGAATCCGCCAGTCAGGGTATCTGCAACACCGGAAGACGGCAGACCATTCACCGGCGTGACCAGGATTAATGCCGTACCGTCGTCAGCGTTACCGACCGCGCCTGTAGTTGAGCAAGTGATCGGCGCACGCAGGACACCACCGGAGCTGGTTGCATCGGCAGTTGCCGTGTACTGAACCAGGTCATCGCGCTGAATCACGCTCCCGGCAGTCACCTTCAGGCCATCGCTGACACCTTCCCAGCGCATATACCCGCTGGCAGCCGTGGCCCCCTTGCGCGGACACCGTTTCATCGCAGCATGTCGTGCCAGCCAGGACTCATCGCACAGGTCAGGCAGCATATTCATTGCCAGATAATCGATGTACCCATAAACCGTATGCAGCGCCGCCGCATACACCTTTGCCCGCACGTCTTCATCCATGCGCCGGAGCGTGTCGCTGACGTCCAGCCTGGCGAATAAATCGTTACGGAGCATACTGATATTTTCTGCCAGCGTCGGGCGCTGAAATTCACTGTCCGCCATGCGTTATCGCACTCCACAGATCATCAAAAGAAATCATTACCGGTCCGTCACGACGCCAGAGAGTGATACTGTTACCCAGTTCATTAATCCCGGTGCGGCGGATATCCAGATCAATACGGGACACCACGCCGTCATCAATCATCCATTGCAGGCATTCGCGGATATACCCCCTTACCGTCTGCACCAGCTGATTGGTCAGTTTGCTGCGCTGAAGCAGCCACAGCCGGGAGCCGTAACGGTCATTCTGTACCGCAGGCCAGGTATCCCCCCACCATCCCATCGGGACGTCGGCGTTGTCATCAGGCTCCGCCCGCCGCCAGGTAAACAGGGAAATCACCACGGCGCGGGTCAGCGGATCCAGCGGTGCGCTGGCGCAGGTGCGTTTACCGTTCACCGTCAGCCACAGTTCCATCATGCCTCCATCGCTTTATCCGGTTTGTCGGTGTTACTGCCCTGACCGTTCTCTCTGTGACGATGCCCGTTATAGGCAAGCCGCATCGCTGACATGGTGGTGCCGCCGGAGTCGCACAGGTCTTTCACCTGTCCTGTCACTTCCAGGTCCATTTCAAAACGTGCTTTAGGTGAATTGCGAAACGTGATCGTTTTACCTGCACCGTCCACCACGATCCCCTCCCGGGTCAGCGTCACGGACTGCCCCTGATCGTCATAGACAGCCACCTCACCCGTCTGCAGTCCTTTCAGGCGGTAGCGCCGGTCCGACACCGTAACAACCACCGCATGAGAACGGTCGCCATCCGGAAACAACACCACCGCTTCCGCACCGCTGTTTGCCCTTGCGGTAAAACCGTAGGGTTCAAGATGTTCAACCCCGGCTTTGGGTTCACCGGCAATCAGGGACACATCCACGGTCTGACATTTCGTGGCGGCACTGATGCTTTTCACCACGGCCCGCCCAATCAGGCCGAGTAGTTGTCGCTGCATGGCTTCAATCGCCCTCATCAGAACGGGTCCTCCTGTACTCTGGCTTTTTTCTTTTTCCGCGCGCCGGGGTCTTCGGGTTCAGGCAGATAAGCATCAGGCGGGCCGACACGGATTTCCGTCAGGGTGCCGTTCTGGTCCTGAGTAAACGTGACTTCCGAGACAAGCAGTTCGGTATTGTCAAAACCACAGACCGGATCAAAGACAATCACCCGCTGGTTGGGCTGCCACAGCGTACCGTTACCCTGTCGCCAGCCCTGCACCACATAGGTGGTTTCATCCGTCCGCGCCGCCCGTTGTCGGGCTTCAAAGTCAGCACGCGCAATACAGCCTGCCCCCGTAGCCTGCCCTGTCTGCCTGATATACATCGGACGGTAACGGGCAATAAATGCGTCCTCTGTGCGGGCCCGCAGCGCGGTGGTGGTGGCCTCACCGAAATCATCGTCGTTTCCGGCACGCTGCCCCGCCACCTGGTAAACAGAAAACCGCTCCCGGATACTCTTCTCCGTATCACAGGAAAGGATATTTTCCCCAAGTACCAGCGCGGTATGTGCCCGCGTTGAGCCAATACCGCCAATCACCAGCCTGCCGTGCGGGTCGTCGTAAGCCAGTGCCTGCTGCTGACCGAGTATTTTGTTGATTACCTCAATCACCGTTTCACCGTGATCAGGCTGAACATCAGGAATAACACCCGATGGCGCACCGCTGTTCACCACCTCAATGCCGAAAGGCGCAGCAAGCGCCTGCGCAATCTGCACCAGCGAGCGTCCGTTAAACTGTGTCGGTTCGGCTGCACAGTCAATCAGGTCAGCCGTCAGACTACGTCCGGCAATACCGGTGCTGACCGAACGGGCATCGTAATGAACGGGAGTCGCCTCCACCCAGCCGGTGATCACCAGCTCATCACCAATCAGCACTTCCACTTTTGAACCGTTTTTAATGCGCGGCTGAAGCGTGGTGATACCCTCATCACCCGGCCACTGGCGGGTGATCTCCACACTGAAATCCCGCGCCAGCCGTTCAATACCGGCACCGATGCGCACCGATGTCCAGCCATTCCACTCCCGGCCATTTACCCGTAGCGTGACATTGTCGTTCATTGCACTGGCACCTTCAGAGGGATCACCGGCACAAAGCCGGGATGCGTAATGGCATTACGCCGGATAATGTCCGCGTCACGCGCCGCGTTATCAAACCAGGTCGCCGCCAGCACCAGCGCGGGTAAAACCTCATCCGGTGTGCGCTGAATGATCCGTGCAGACTGTTCAAGGCGCGTGTTGATATCCGCATTCAGATCTGCTTTCACCCGGCGCAGCGCCAGAAACAGCGCATCACTGGTTGTACGGGACAACTCCTTATCAATTGCCGTATTCAGTGTGTCGCGAATGTCAGTCAGTTCTTCCCACGTCGGCAGGTCAACCGTGTTTTTCACCGCCGGTGCATTGTTCAGTGCCGGATGCGTGACGGCAGGCCAGCCAGTGCTCTGCGCGGGTGTTGTTGCCTGCCCCACTGCGGAATTCTGCATCACCGCGGAAGTTGTTGGCGCAGGCAATCGCGTGACGGCATACGCCGCTTCGCTGATTGCGGTCGTACGAAGGGTGCTGGCAACCACGTTACGCTGCTGCGTAGCCGTGGCGGTGGTTTTACTGTCCGTTTTCCAGACGCCGCGCGGTTGCAGATCGCTGCCGAGGCTGACACCGGAAAGCGTTTTGATCATGGTGACCAGGTCGCTGGCGTTACCATAAAGGCGTTTCCCGGTACGCCACATTTTCTGCACCTGCTCAACGAAATTTTTGCCTGACGATGGCGGCGGCAGAAGTACCGAGATATCCCCCTGCAACAGCCTGGCGGCATCCGATACGGTAGAATCCACCACTTTCATCGCATCAGAAACATACCCCAGCATTATGCTGGCATTACCGATAACGTCGTTCTGCACGAAATCCGCCACGCCATCGATACTGAAACCGCTGAAGCTGTCACTGATGCAGTCATCCAGTGCAGAACAGGATGACATCAGCGTCTGCGCCGTCGCCGCACCTGATGTGGGGTAAGAGAGTTCTCCCGCTTCGACAAACTTCAGGTCAAAGCGGACAATACGCCCTTCACTTTTCGATGTGCTGACCCGAACTTCCCCGTCAACACAGACTTTCATCTCACCGTATGTCGGATGGACAAGCGTGCCGGGACCGGGTTTATTCAGCGCGTCAATCAGGCGATCGCGCTGGTCAAAGCAGTCATCTCCCACCACATAAGCTGTGATGGACGGGCGGAAAGTGACTTTTCCCAGATCTTCGGTATAAGGCTTGTCGCGGTTCGGGTATTCATGTGTTTCCACACGGCGACCGGTTCCCGCACTTTCTTCTTCAACCTTAAACGGCACACCTCGAAATGATGCTTCAAGTAGCTTTTCACGCCAGCCACTTCGAGAATTAGAGGATAGGTACGAAGAAATATGAGAAAAATCCATGGTGTCACCTCAAATAAAAACCGCGTGTAAACGCGGTTTTTTATTAGGTAATAAAATTAAAGATCATAATCAACATTATGAGTATCTATTCTACATGATGAATAAGTAATTCCGCTTTCACCACTAATATTTACGCCAGCCTTTACCTTCCCTGATTTCGTAACATCAACAAAGAATTGCCCTCTTGGCATTTTAAATGCAAAAGAGAAACCAATAATTTCCGAGTCAAAGTTATTTTCATCCTCACTAATTGGTACAATAAAAGCCAATGGTGCAGATTGTGAGTTATTTTCAAAATCAAAAACACCAATACCTTTATTAAACTCGTAGGATGCTTTTTTTATTAAAAGAGTTCCACTTGCCGACTTTGCTGGGCATATTACAGACAGTCTATTTATTCCACCTACATCTAGATCTATATTCTTATCTGCTGAAGTTTTAACGTTATCTATAAAGTATGTAGCAAGCTGCTTTTCCGTTACTGGCTTCGCAAAGGAGTTTAATGGCAGTCCTGCAGCCAACAACAATATAAACATTTTCTTCATATTCTCTCCTACATTCAGCACAAACTTTACCACTCAATAACCCTACTTGATTAAAGTAGGGTTATTATCGCCTGAATGGAGAATACCCCACATCGTGCGTGATTTTCATCAGGGGATCGGCTTTGCCCGGTACATCAATTATCTTCATGCCTGGCGGAGCATTCTCGAACGTGACTTTCAGTTCGCTGTGCTGTGTCATGGAAGAAGATGGATTCAACAGCGGAACATTGGGTTTGTACTGACTCAGGCTGGCCTGATACTGCTCGTACTCTTTACGATCAAAAAAAGGCGTCCAGTCTGAAGCCAGAAACAGCCCTTTATTATCCAGCCAGTTAACTGTATCTTCAGGAACAACACTTTCCAGAGTATCTTTAACCGGCTCATACATCAGGGTTCCCAGAAAACCATATACCCCGGCCTTCCCGATAAAGCCGCGGCCTTTCCCCATCAATCCCGTTTCTGCCGACACCTTCCCCAGCGTACGCATCTCTCTGGTCACTGCGGTAATGGATTTGGTAACGTCAGCAACCCATTTGGTTGTCATAAACAGGGCGATCGCTTTCAGAACAGTTTCCCATCCCCCCATCGCCTGCGCCGTTTCATCCACCACGCGCCAGACTTTTTTTATGACAGGACCTACGGTTTCCCAGTTATCAATAATGAGGTAAGCGGCACCGACCAGAAGAGCAATCAGACCCTTAGCAGGCGTCATATTCATCACACCGCCGAGAACTTTCATGATTCTGGACAAAGAGCCTGCAGCGGCCCCCACTGTCAGTAAAGCCAGACCGATTTTAGCAATGGTCTTAACGAGCTCCGGGTTTTCACGGACAAACGTTCTCACTTCCTCAAGGAGCGGTTTTACCGCTTCAAGACCATCATTAACCTCAGGAAGAAACGTTTCCCCCAGAGTGGAAGAAATGGCATCAAGTTGATTTTGCAGAAGTAAAAGCTGGTTTTCCGTCGTCGCTGCCCTCGAAGCATATTCCTTCTGCATCGAACTGCCATACTGCTGGGAATCCGCAACCCGCCTGAAGTTGGTACGCAACAAATCAAGGTTAGTCAGCAGAGGTGCTATCGCGCCCAGAGACTCTTTCCCGAACAGGGCATTCAGCACAGCTGCCTGTTTTTCTTTAGGCACTTTAGCCATCGCATCCAGTACAGACAGCATGGTTCCCCGGGCATCTTTCTGCATATCAGCAGCTAATTTCTTCGGATTGATCCGCAGAAAACGTAATGCCTGTTTCTGCGATTTTGTCGCTGAATTTCCCGCGGTCAGGGAAAGCATGAAGTTCTTGATCCCTGTGGCGGCAATTTCTGACTCCACGCCCATCCCGGCAATGGTTGCCCCCATTGCCGCGATTTCGCCGGAAGCCACACCTGCAACACCACCTAAAGGACCAATACGCGTAACAATATCGGAGATTTTCTTCGCATTCGCCGGGCCGGTATTACCAAGGTAGTTGATTTTGTCAGCCAGCCCAGCCACTTCATCCTGCGTCATATTAAACGCAGTACGCCACTGGGCCATCATCTGCCCGGACTCTTCAGCCGTGGTATCAAAGGCCACGCCCATCTTCACCGCATCAGTGGCAAACTGCATCAGTTCATCACGTGCAATCCCGGCCTGACCGCCAGCCGCCACAATTTCCGCGATCCCGTCTGCAGACATGGGAAGCTCAGTAGACAAAGCGCGTACCTGCTCCGTCATGGCCTTAAACGCATCCGGCGTATCCAGACCGTCCACCACTTTGCGGACATCAGCCATCTTCGATTCAAGGGTGATGGCTGATTTTACAGGGAGTGCCAGTGCCCCCATTATTGCAGTACCCGCCCCGGCAGCGCCCAGAGCAAGGCTGGAGACTTCTTTCTGAAACCCCTTAAGCTGACGCTGCATACCTTTAAGCGGGCCGGACAGCCTGTCAACGGCGGTGATGATGGCTTTCAGCTGAAAATTATCAGCCATGCTTCATCTCCTCATTTATACGGACGGCCTCTGCCTCCAGATCAGCAAAGTGGGAAATAGCCGTCCTGCGAAGTTCAAGGGGGTTTAATTTCCAGAACCACGCGACATTGTAGAATCGCTTCCGGAGGTCTCTTCCGTCTCCAAGCCGGTAAAAAAACGCATTACAATCATGCCTGCCTTGAAAATATCCAGCTTCGTCATCTGCGCTGCAGACGAGCGCGGGATCCCGGCCAGAAGCGGGATATATTTCAGCGCCACCTGACTGTCCATTTTCATACCACCATCAGGCGAAACAGAGAAAGGGAACCCCAGCGCCTCAATCTCGTCATACGTAGGCTCACGTATTTCCAGCACATGCAGTGTTTCTTTGTGGGCGATGATCGGTTTTTTAAGTACAAGCTCAATCACTGGTAATCCCCTTCTTCACCGTGGAACTCAAGATCAACCGTGCCTTCTTCGGCATTATGGTTCGCTTCACCGTGCAGCCAGGCAGACGACAATACATAGACCTGACCGTTCGCCAGCTCGGCAGTGATGGTCATCTCATCAGACGAGGTGATTTTGCTCACCGGAAAATTCTTCGGCACCTTGAAGGTCCCTTTGACATAAGGTGCACGGTGAGTTTCCTTGCGGTCCACTGAACCGTCCAGGCCGATGATGTCATCATTTACCGTCCTGTTCATGGGCACCTCAATGCCGCCGGTCAGCGATAGCTGCTGACCGTCAATTTTGAAATAACAGGTTCCCCCGATACGGGCCATTATGCAGACTCCTCTGAATACTGAAGACGGAACTGGTTAACCACGGCAAAGACACGCAACTGGTTAACATAGTCAGGCGGGAACAGCGTGTTCAGGCGGTTCGGATCGCTGGCATCACGCTCCACAACCAGGTACTGCTTAAACAGTTCGTAGTTTTCCACGATCCCCGCACGCTCAAGCTGACGGTAGGTTGCCAGCAGTTCCCCTTTGATCACCGCCGGGGTGACAATCGCCTGACCGGGACCAAAGCGGGTACCGTCGCTGGCAAGCTTGTGACGCCCGTACTTACTGGTAATGACGGATTTCAGTTTGCGCAGCACATACGCGCTGGTATGCAGCGTCTCGCTGTCGAGGTAGCTGTTATCCGCAACACCGTAAGCGTTTTTCCTGTACGTGGTGACATCACGCTGAATGCGCAGCACCCCGCTTTCGACATACGCCGTTGCCACGCCATGAGACAGCAGGGTCTGTTGTTCGGTCATCGTGAACCGTTTCCCCTTCGGCGCAGGCAGCATACCCACCAGCTCACCGGTCTGCGTGGGACGTGCCGGATCGTTGCGAATAAACACCGCTGCGCGGGCGGTACGGCTTGCCGCCAGCTCGTCGGCAGGCGTCTGGGTCTCTTTTTCGTACCCCGCCAGGGTAATGTGCTGCTGGTTAAACTGGTCACCTGCGGTCACCAGTTCTGACAGCGTGCCGATCTTTGCCGTATACACATGACCATACAGCTGACGCGCATAGCTCCAGCGACCGCTGGTATCGTTCATCTCGGTCACCAGCGTGTTAACGGAGGCCGTGTCGTTGAACGGCAGGCCGATATAATCAAACGGCTCATCCGCCATTGCAGCCACCGCGCCGGTGAGAACAGGAGCGCCCGTTCCGGCGTTCCCCGTCGCCACGGCAATCTGTACGCCCGCTGGCAGCACTTCGCCCCCACCAAAGCCGTAGTAATTGAGGCTGACAGGAATTTCATTCCCGCAAAGCCCCTTATGACGCGCGGTCAGTGTGACCACGCCTGCCGAAGATGAGGCAGTAAACGGCAGGGTCGGAACGGCATTGATGGCATCTTTGATACTGCTGGCAATCGTCGCGACGTTATCGCCGTTGGTCACCGGTGCCTGCACGCGGGTACGTCCCACATAAACATTCACCGTGCCGGTTTCGGTTGCCTCCCCGGTCACCGTCAGCGTAACCGTTGCCGCCGCGCCTGTGGCTTCCGGAACGGCAATCACATACAGCTCGCCAAACGGGTCAGTCTGGCGATAAGCCTCGACCATACGCGCCAGCTGACTTCCCGCACCACAAATCTGGCGTGCATAGTCTGCCGACGGCATCAGCACCAGACTGTTGGCAACAATCTCTGCACCGTTATTGGCATGACCAATCAGCAGCGATGCTCCGCTGTCCTGTGCAGTATTCGCCGCCTGGTTATCCATTTCCGCATAAAACAGCGGAACCAGCGTATTCGACGGAATGGTGTTAAAGCTTATCGTCATCGGTGTTCACCTTTTTATTCACGCGCCGGATATCACCCGCTGCTTCACGGCGCAGCCAGTAGTTGTTCTCGTCAACATTTCGCCCTTCGGCGGGCAAAAGGTCGCCGCGGGCAGGGTCAGGCACTGACCGCCCTTTAACAGGTTTGACAAACATGAGGATCCTCAGGAAGGAAGGGTTATTTCGGTGTGATGTTCGATATCGCCGTCAGGCCCGTTACCGGGATCGAGATAATCAACATCAATCGCCAGCGTTTGCAGTTCATCCAGACTGTTCAGATCATCCAGCTGGCGGGTATCGTCTTCAGTCAGCTCGCTGATGACCGAAAAATCGAACTGATAAATCAGCTCATGACGATTCAGATCCAGCAGCGTGCCGCCGTCATAGGTAATCGGGTTACCGCACGCTTCCGGGTTCCAGCCCAGCAGGGCCTTAAAGAGCATCTGCCGGACATCGTCCACCACATCATACGAGGCAAACTGACCGCGCTCATCACGCCCGTTACTCAGTATGACAACCACGGAGAAGCCCTCTTTCAGCTCCTGCCAGTAGTCGGTCTGGCTTTTGTTTTCTCCCGGAGAATCATCCCCCGGTACCACATACGCCGCCGGGAGTTTCAGCTTTCCGACCTCCGGCAGATTTTTGAACTGGGCCGCGCCTGCCACCCGGTTTTCAAAATACGGGCAGCGGACACGCAGCGCAGCAATAACAGGCGTCAGTTTCATCTGTGTCGTCGCTCCGGCTTCAGTGATTTACGCAATTCCCGCGCCAGAAAATAGCGTGTCCAGCTGCGGTTCTTTTCAAGCGTTTCCACCATAAAGTTATTACGTGGAGCCAGCCGCCAGCCGCTGCCACCGGATGCACCACGATGATGACTACGACGACGTTTTGCTCCTCCCCGGACACCAAAAAACAGAAACGCCGGATAGAAGTCACCAGAGATCATCCGGTTCCCCTTACCGTTGCGCTGGTTAGGGGCAATGCGTGTCATAAAACCGGCTCGCTTTTTACTGGCTCTCGGCACCATGTAACCAATCGAACGAGCCAGGCGTCCGGTCTGATAACCGGGGTTTTCACCCGGTGCCGACCGCGCACGGCGCATCACCAGCCGACGGGCATCACGCATATGACGCTGCCCAATCGTGACAAACGCCCGCCGGACACGGGCGCGGTTAAAGCGCATCTCCGCGGGCTGCTGAACATCAACGTGAAAAAAGGGAGTCGCCATTGCTGCCTCCGTGACTCTGCGTAAATTCGCCCAGTTCCGTACACTCCAGCAGCAGAAAGCGCCGCGCCCCGTTCAGATCGCGCTGACGTTTCACCCGGTACACACTGTCATCACAGACCACCTCATAATCAGCAGTGATCCCCCGGCGGTAGCGAATGGTGATGTAATGGGTGATGGCGTCTCCGATCTGCGCGGTTTCCTGCCAGGTGGTGGCACTGGTCTGGATAACCTTCGCCCATGCCCGGAACGCAACCGGGTATTGAGGCTCCACGCCAAAGTTATCCGCGGGCATATCCACCCGCTGGCGGATCAGGACGCGTTTATTCAGCTCGCCAGGGTCAGGCAGAATGTAGGTTGCGCTGGTCTGCGCCTGACGAATTTTCATAGTGGTATAAGGCGATAAGGAGCAACCAACCAGTTAAAGCTCATTGGCAACTCCATTTTCTCAACGTCTGTAACCGTTGAGCGGTTTTCGTAGAAATGGCTGACAAGTAGCAGGAGCGCCAGCTTCACATCATCAGATATCACAAGCCCATCAGGATCATCCGCAGGCCTGTCATCTGCGGTTGCATACAACGTACGGTTAAGGAAGTTTTCCGTCCGACTCTGAGCGGCCTTCCCAAGTAGTTCAAGCAACTCATCTTCATCAGAGAAATCATCATCCAGACGAAGCTGAAGCTTAATCTCTTCCATTTTTAACAGCATAAAACCTCCTGTGCCCGCAACACTGTGCGGGCATAAAAAAACCGCGTCGGCGCGGTCTGTAACTGAACAACGAGTGGTTATTTTCCAGTGAGCGCCTTGATGGCTGCCACATCTTCCAGCACACAGTCAAAACGATGGAAAGCCAGAAATGCCACCTGATCAAACTCAGCATAACGCTCAACCAGACGTTTCAGTTCCATATAAGTAACGCGGCGAATGATAAAGCGGTTGAAATCCCCCAGGAAAATGAATTTTTTTCCGGTACCAATCCCGTCAATAGCCTGATCAATAACATAAGGGATCCCCAGCACAGTAGCTGGCGTACCGCCTGCAATATCCGGCAGCCATAACGGGCGTTTCTGTCCATCCTCCATCTCTTCAATAGTTTGCAATGTGGCATCATTGAATGCCCAGCGGTATTTCGGCCCACCACGATATGCCGGATCAATGGCATGTTTCAGAGCATTCATTTCTTTCCAGGTGAAAGCGGCAGAGGCTGCAGTCTGGATGGTTCCCGTCACCGACGCTGCCAGCCCTTTTGGCTGTAACGGTGATCCAGTTCCGGTCCCCTGAACCAGATATTTCGCCTCTCCACGACCAATACGCTGGGCAATACGGTTTGCCAGATAAGATTCAATATCCACCCCACTGTCCTGGAGCAGCTCATTGGACACACGAATTATTTTTGATGACAGCTTTTTAGCCCCCAGAATAGCGGTCCCGAACGTCACATCCTGTTCCGTTGCGGCTGTATTTTCCGCCAGCAGTTCGCCCTCTTCAGTCGTGCCATCAGACGTTGACCAGGTGATATCCTGCCCGGTTGATGTGGTCAGAAGTTGCGCCACACTGGCAATCCCGCCATAAGCCTTCATGGTGTCAATGATTTTGTTACGCATCTGCGTGGGCACCGTATATCCGCCCTGAGAATCCGTTGTTACACTCTGAGCCCTCAGTTCACGCATCAGATTACGCTCTTCAGCATTCAGTTCTGCAAATCCGGCACGCAGAAAACGGTTAAATGCCGCAGCGCGCTTCTCTTCCACCGCCTTTTTCCCGTTCTCCGCCTCATTATTCTGGCGCTCTTCCGGCCCGGACTCATCCACATATTCCTGATCCTGACGGCGCAACTCTTCTTCACGGGCGATTTGCTCATCCAGCGCATCCAGCTCAGCTTTCGCCCTGTTCCACTCTGCCCGCTGCTCATCAGTCCATGCGTTATCACCAATTTTTTCATGCAGTGCACGCATATCCTTTGCAATGGTGTTTCGTTTTTGCTTCATCTCATGAAGTTTCATCGTCAGTAGTATCCTTATGCATTAAGAAGGGTCAAAAGGCGCTCACGCGCCATTCGTTCGTTAACAGCTTTCTTCAGCGCACCACTCGCCCGCGCTTCCTGCCAGGCTTTCATTGAGCGGACACCAGAGTCTGCGTCCTGATAGGCCGGATATGTCACCGGGCTGACATCATACAGACGAGAAATGCGCGTGATTTCCCGGATAACAATCCCCTCGTCGTCTTCATACCAGCTCTCTCCGTCACGGGCGACACGAAACGCGAACGAGGACTGATTAATGTCACCACGCAACATTGGAGACAGCACCAGGTCACAAATAGTCGGAGTATCCGGTGCAACAATGTCATAACGTAAACCGCGTTCATCCACCGACAATGACAACGTGCCGGCAGAACTTCGTCCGAGAATGAAATTAGGATCATGATTAAACAAGCCACGTACATCATCATTCAGTACATCGTCAAAAGCCCCCGGCTTGATGATTTCACGAAATCCCCACAGAGGTTCTGAACGACTGTTAAATACCGAGCCATACCCCAGAATGTGGGTCGGGGCATTATCATATTGTTCTGCCCGCACTTCCCCGCTGTAACAGCGCGTCTCACGGTCATTCATCGTTCTTTTCCTCTTTGCCTTTCGTATCTTTAAAATCATTCAACGGATTTGCTGCATTTACGCTGACCAGCATTTCATCCAGACCATCAACCGGGTTCATGTCCTCAAATGCCCTCGCTTCATTCCGGCTCATCCAGCCATCTGTAATGGCAAAGTGATAGAACTGCGCACGCTCCTGTGGGGTCCCACGGAGCAACCCCGTGAGGTTGAAACGAACGTAATACCCGGCAGCCCGTTCTGTACGGGTAAACAGGCGACGGTTAAGCTCCTGCTCCCAGTTCGCAACCCAGGGCATCATCGTGTAGCGAACAAACTGAATCGCCTGCTGTGTAATATTCGAAAATGTGGCTTTTTCCAGGTCATTAATCATGTGCGCAGGAATATTGAAAATACCGGCAATCATTGAACGGTTCAGTTTCATCATGTCAATGATTTGAGCGTCAACTGGCGACACAGTCAGTGCCTTGTAATCCAGATCGGCTGGCAGCAGCATGGTTTTGTTTTCCTGGCTGCGTAACGCCTGCGATGCCTTCTGCCACTGATCTTTAAGCCAGCCCCAGCTGTCCTTATTGAGTCCGCTTTTAACGGATACTATCCCCGCCGGACGGGCATTACCGCTGAAGAAGCTTTCTGTGTATTTCTGACCGCTCATCCCCATGCCTATTGTTTCGGCATGTTGCATAATCGGACTAAGCCCCATCTTCTGATTATTACCCAGCGCACGGATGTGGATCATATCGTCGGGGCTGATCGCAAACGCCCCATATTCGTTGTACAAACCGTAGGTGTATCGGCCACCAGTATTCATCAGCGTCGTTTCCCACGGCATACAGCAATCCAGGGATATGACTTCACCGCGACGATTACGTTTCACCCAGGTATACCCATTTCCCCAGCCAAGGATGTGACGTTGCTTCAGTTCGCGCCATTTGTAACTGGTTTGCCAGGTATTGGGCTCATCATGAACCAGATAAAACGCCGGATGATCGCGTGCGGGCTCAACCTTCCCATTGTGCCTGCGCATAACATGCAACGGCATCTGGGCAAGGCTGGAAGACAGGACATAGATACAGGAATACACCGCAGCCAGTTTCATCGCAGTTTCAGGACTGACATAAACGTCTGCCCGGAACAGCCCATCAGTATCAACGGCATCCCCGGTTATCGGGGTGGAAGGATTCTCCAGTGATTTACTTCTGAACAGAGCATCAAGCAGCACGCGCCCCCCTTCTGGCCATAGCCAGTGCGCCCACCAGCAGTAAACCGCCGGACAGCATCAGAGCCGGAGCCATACCAAACTGCAGGTAAAACCCGCACGTAAGCAGGCCAAAACCAGCCAGCCCGATAACATCAGCAATTATTGATTTCATAGAATTAAGAGAGCATCGTCCGGATCAAGAGATGAGAGGAAATCGTCGGGTTCTTTGAGCATTGCCCGACCGATCGCCATAATCAGTGCAACCGCACCATCGATTTTGTTTTCCGCCTGCTCCTTGACAGGCTTCACCACATCATCGTTACCAGGAATGGTTTTGCCGACCACGTTGCCGATACACCAGGTCATGATGGGATTGCCGTCATGATGAAAGCGCCCCGATTCAATCGCCGCTTCCAGCTCTTTCATCGGATCGGACATGTTGGTGTAGTTCTGAATGATAGTGATGGGGTTCAGGTCTTCATCAGCAAGGTCATGTGACAACCCGGTCGCCCCGAAGGGGTCGATGGGTGACTCACTGACCGGGCTGATTTTGTTCGCCGCTTTGGCCTCCTCGAGGATGTAGCGATAATCCACCTCCGCACCATCGGTAACGGTCAGAACGCCCATTTCCACCCATTTCTGAAAGCGTTCGGCTGTCCGTCGATCTTCATTTTTCTCGACGCTGTACACCGTGTCATACGGTACCCAGAAACGCGGGGCCACACTGTAGTAATGCGTTTTACCGTCAATCTCGCGGGTATAAAGTCGCGCCATGCTGTTCATATCCAGCTTACGCGCCAGGTCAAAGGCCAGAATGCACGGCTGCCCCTCGAACTGCTCAAGGGTCAATGATTTATCCTCGCAGCTCTGCCAGCTCACCAGGTTGAAATACGCCGAACGCGCCGACACCCAGATATTGAGGTGTTTTGTTTTAAAGACGTTTGCCAGACGGGCGTTATTTTTCGCACGCTGCTGCTGACTTAACAAAAATTCGCGATAAACCGACACGCCAATATTTGGATTGGCTTTTTCCAGCACCTGCGGGTCGGTCCAGTCATCACCTTCATCAACGGTATAGATGATCCCGAACAGTTCATCGTTGGGTACCGAACCGTTGAGCATCTCGATGACTTCCCGCCGTTTGTCGTAGCACGGCCCCTCAATGTTGTATCCGGCGGTGGTGATAGCCCACATCAGTGGCTGACGTCGCGCCCCCATCCCGGTAAGCATCGTGGTATAAAGCGCATCGGTGGCGTGCTCGTGATATTCATCCACCACCGCACAGTGGGGTGATGAACCATCACCGGGGTTACCGATCAGCGGTTCAAACCGCGCGCCATCCTCCGGACGGTTCATGTTTGAGGCGTTAACCTCAATCCCGAACGCTTCCGTCAGCATGGGTGTGCGTTTACACATCAGTCGAGCCGGGCGAAAGACTTCCCACGCCTGTTTCTCTGTCGTGGCACCGGAATACACTTCCGCGCCAAACTCGTTATCACAGGCAAAACAATACAGGGCAACACCGGCAGAGATTGCCGATTTGCCGTTCTTACGAGGGATTTCGGTATACACCTCCCTGAAGCGGCGCAGCCGGGAGCCTTTATTGACCCAGCCAAACGCACAGCAGATCACAAAGAGCTGCCACGGCTCCAGCGTGATGGGCATCCTCTTGAATGCCCACTCACCCTTGGTGTGCGGCAACAGCTGAATAAATTTCGCGGCCCGTTCAGCCAGGTCCTTGTCGAAGCGGTAACGAAACAACTTACTTTTTTCCTCCATCAGGTCATCAAGATGGCGCTGGCAGGCCTGAATCACAAACTGGCAGGCCACAATCTTTCCGCGCACGACATCACGGGCATACTGATTGGCAGCATTTACGTTGGGGTAAGATTTCCGGCTCATGATTCGATGATTTTCAGAAACGGGTTAGTGGCTTTCTTCTGCCCCGCCAGGCCAATCAGACGCTGGCGGCTGCTGGGGTCGAGTCCGAGCATTGCCCCCGTACTGTTCATCTCGGACTCCTGTTCTTTTTTGGCGGTCAGCTCCGGATTTTTGACCCTGCCGCCCATTGCACCGATGATGGTGTTGCCCTGTCTGGCAATATTTTTCACGGCACGTCGCCAGAACTCGTAGGCCACGCACCACCGCTCAAGCACCGCGAGGTCAGTCACGCACAGCAGGCCCTGACCACAGAGTTCTTTGGTTGTCAGTTGCCACATGATCGTGGCGAGAGGGAGATCTTCTTCAGCGAACCACTCCGGTGGCTCAACACCTTTGATGGGCGTAAAAACAGGTTCATCTTTATTCAGGGCTCGCTTGCCGGGGTTTCCGGCCAGCGCCTTGCGCGCCGTTGGCTTGGGGCGACGCCCGGAACGCCCCGCCGTTCCAGCCATATGCGGCACTCCTGGTTAAATTTCATTTTTCGCGGGTATAAAAAAACGATGGGGCGGGCAGTCCGGAAGACGTCAGGTCACAGGGATTTGACCCGCCCCTCCCCTCTGGCAGTGGGAACTGGTTCTTACTTCAGCCGTTCACGGGCCGTCTTCGCCTTATGACACGGCCAGCACAGGCTCTGCAGATTACTGTCTGCATCGGTGCCGCCATGCGCTTTAGGGATGATGTGATCAACGGTTTTCGCCTCACGCACCACACCAGCACGCAGACATAACTGACACAGGCCTTTGTCACGCTTGAGCACACGTTCACGGATAACATCCCATTTCGAACCATAACCGCGCTGATGACGGGATTGTCCTGGCTTGTATTGCTTCCAGCCTTCGCTTTTGTGGCTTTCGCAGTAGCCTGACGGGTCAGTCGTGGTATTGCGGCAGCCGCGAACACGGCAGGCTTTTGGGGTTCGTGGTGGCATTTAAAGTTTTCCTGCAATCATCACGATGATGTTTGTCCATGGTGATGGCAACAAAAAACGCCAGAAGGCGGCTATAAAATGTGCTCTAGAATCCGCATATTTCCTTCAAAAAGTATTTCCTTTTTTAACGGATCAACTATTTCACCACTCCAATATTTATGAGCTTTTTCTAAGGCAATATCATACGGTATATCGTCATTCATCAAATGTTCATCACTCGCCTCATGTATAACTCCATCCAACTCAACTCTGAACACAGTCTGATTGTCCCCCAATCCCAACTGCGAAATCCAATAGTAAAGACTTTCTTCACCTTGTGAAACCCATAAGCATTTCTGTCTTGAAGGCTTTTTTGGGTAATATTCAACTCGAACGGCTTCCCAAATCAGTTCTCTAGTATATTTACAAAAATGCATAGCCAATTCTTGACCAACTGCCGCTATATCCTGTACAGAACACTTAGTAGTAAGTGACCCTGTCTTTAGGCCATAAAGCCACTGCATTCTCGTATAGTCAGTTAGATGCCCGTTAACATTTACTGGTATTGGAGGGATGTTTGAACTTAAGAAATAATTAAAAAAGGGATTTGGGAATGAGGTGCTAGCTAAATCTCCTACTGCCAAAGGCCTATACTTAACCCAAGGATTTTGCGATTTAGTTGCTATGTAAAAATAGTCCATGCGTACTTACCACTATAAAAAAGACACCTTACCACTATATTTTACACAAGCAACCAACATTTAGCAGCACCTATTCGCAATAACTATTTATTCCAGCAAAAGAGTTTACTTCCGACACTGAGTGTCAATATATTCCTGTAACGCTCTCAATGATGCTTGATCTCTGATAATTCCGGATCTGATACCGAGAAGGTTTCGTCCAGCAATTGGAGAGAGTTCGACGGTGGCATCATTGCCCACGCTGGCGGTGCCGGAGGCTTTTGTTGTGGCTGGCACTGGACATCTGCCTTTGACGAGCACCCTACCACCATTATCAAGCTTGCGCCGAAGAGCATCATTTTCAGCTTTCGCATCAGCTAACTCCTTCGTGTATTTAGCATCAAGTGCATCAGCATCACGCTGGCGCTGCTGCATGTCAGTAATGGTGGCGGTCGCCAGCTGCAGCTCACTAACTTTTTTATCGCGCTGGTCTTTATAGGTGATGGCGTTGTCACGGTAATGATTAACAGACCATGACAGGCAGACGATGATGCAGATAACCAGAGCGGAGATAATCGCGGTGACTCTGCTCATGCCTCCATCTCTCTGACCGTTCCGCCAGCTTCTTTAAATTTTGCAATCAGGCTGTCAGCCTTATGCTCGAACTGACCGTAACCAGCCCCCGGCAGTGAAGCCCAGATATTGCTGCAACGGTCGATAGCCTGACGAATATCACCGCGATCAATCATCGGTAAAGCGCCACGCTCTTTAATCTGCTGCAATGCCACTGCGTCCTGGCTTTTGGGGGAGAAGTCTTTCAAACCAAGCTGTTTACGGTAAGCATCCCACCAGCGTGAAAGAAGCTGATAACGCCCGGCGGCTGTTGATTTGAGTTTGGGGTTTAGCGTGACAAGTTTGCGAGGGTGATCGGAGTAATCAGTAAATAGCTCTCCGCCTACAATGACGTCATAACCATGATTTCTGGTTTTCTGCCGTCCGTTATCCGTTCCTTCTGACCATGCCACCATATCGAGGAAAGCTTTACGCTGGGAATTTAGTATCTGCATAAATTACTCCTTAGAGCCACTAAACTTATTACCGATTACTCGCATTGCAGCTCCACGAATGGCATCAACACCGATCAGCCCAACGCCACCACCAATGGCAACAGAAAGCGATTTAGGCCATCCGACATACTCAAGCGCGGATGCAAAAGTCAGCGTCAGAGCACCACAGAGCAAAATCTCGAGCGTTTTTCGCTTCCAGCCACCACCTCCGCCAAAATAGGCGATACGCAAACCAGCCATAACGATCGACATAATCACTGCCCCCAGCGGGGTGTCTCCACGCCACCAGCTCTGGAACAACTCCAGCCAGTCCGGCCAAGTATTTGGGTTATGAGGCATTTGTAGTTATCTCTCACCTGCGATTATTTGCGGGTGCTGTGTTGGAAATAAAAAGGCCACCCGAAGGCAGCCTGATTTAATTATTCACATTAATCGTCACTTAATAGGATTTGGTTTTATGTCGTCAAGCCAGTCGTTATCACCTCTTAGCTTGGCTACTCGTCCTTCAACATTAGTTAACGGTTTATAAGCAGAGTATTTGCCTATAGCCCTAGCAGAATGCTCTCCAGCAACACGATAATTTTGGAAGTCCAACTCAAGTCCATGCTGCTCCGCTCTCATTCGAATATAACCACGAAGCATGTTTTCTCTAAATCGAAACCAAGATGGACGATTCCCTAAAGCAGGGATGATGATGCATCCAAATGTCGGTTTCTTCAATGCATTGAACTTTCGCTCAAACGTGGATTTATCTAAAGGTGTTACATCAAGCGATTTGCAAATTTTAACGTACGATTCTGATATATGAGTCTTATGTCTGGTCAAATCAGCCATATCGGACATAGCCCAAAGAATATGCTTATATGACTCATCACGTCCCTCTGTTGCATCCGTGTAACTTTGCCTTAAAGTTTCCGAGACTGAATCAATTGCATCATTTAACCCTTTAATGAAAAGGTTGTAATCAACAGAGCTGTATTCACGTATTGAGCTTTGACATGTTAAAAGGATTTTTTCACAAATAAGATGAATGTAGTTCGGGAACCCGTCACTAAGACCCGCAATTTTATAGCGGACAGAATCATCGACAGTCAGGCCAAACTCATCGAAAGCATTATCAATTATTTGAAAACGACCATTCCATGGTAAACTATCGAGATGTACCTGATGTATTTGTCGCTCACTTGATTTATGCCCTCCGATTAAAGTAACGAGAGAATCACCAATCCCCGTAAAAATTAATTTTACTTCACACGCCTGATCACCAAGTTGTTTAATGAGTGATCCAAACTTTTGTCGTTCTTCATCAGAGTCAATTTGGTCAAACTCATCGATAACTATATAAGGAATCTTTGAGTGAACTTTAGTTAAAAATTGCAACGCCCGAACGGCTGCAGAAACTGAGTCAATTTTCAGTTCTGGATAATTATATTTTTGATTTTGACCAGCATTGATACCACCAATTCCAGCCACATTTAAGCCAAAGCTCCATCCCTGTGTATCGATTTTCTTATCCTGAGGTGTGCCTCGCAAAATAATGTCATTCATGACACTTGAAAAAGTGGATTCTTTCTCGCAGCCAACCAAAATAGGTTCAGCATCTTCCTGCAGCTTAAAAGCAACAGTTTGCGCTAAGGATGTCTTTCCTACTCCGCGATCACCATAAATGAAAGCATGCCGACCTGTAGCATAAAGCGCCAATTCGAGATCGGTTACATGTTTTTCACGTCCAAATAACAGTTCCATAGAAACAACTGGACCCGTTGGTCGCAAAACTTTATGCAGTTTATGCATAAAGTCTCGCAAAGAAAGACCTCCACAGAGCATTTTTATTCTCCTGCATTTTTTTCGAAAACTATAACATCATTCTTTTTGGCAAGCCTTTCCTAAACGCAAAAACCCGCACAATGGCGGGTTCTTACTATTATGTTGCTCAGTTCGCTTTTCGTCCCGAGCTTATCACAATTCAAGCACTTTCTTGCTCACTTTGCAATTTAAATCTGTCGCTATTTGTGCCAAACGCATCACATAGTGGAGCGTACAGGAGCGATTCGGCCAAACTTATCCATGTGTCAACTCGGCGGCGACAGGTAATGAGCGCCCAGTCAGGATGTTTAATATGAAGCTCATTGGCCATTTGCAACTTGCTCTTACGCAGACAATACCGGCCAACAATCACACCGTATAGAGAACGGTAATCATTATTCATCAGCACCGAGGCGATCACACCGTCAATCTTCAGGCCTTCATCGTCCGAGCAAAACGCCAGACTACTTTTGTTTTTACTGTTGAGTATTTCGCGCAAATAAGCTTCGAGCTCTGGTTTCGTAATGCCTGACTTTTTCATACGGCGCAGCGCATCGTTGATTGCAGTTTTGGTAATTTTGCTGGATACAAGCAGTTGGTTAAACATGTTACCGCTAGTCCCTCCACTGATATAAGACCAACGCCCCCACATGCGGAGCTTCCCCTGAACCCAGATACTTTCCAGAGTACGAAGACGAACCATTTCACCCGTTTTGCCAATTTCAGAAGGATTAATCATTTAGAGTTCTCCACTTACGCCAGCACGCCAATTGCCAGCGCACGATCAATAAAACGAAATATCAGCTCCAACTGGGAGCCATACTTCTCTTCAAATACCACGGTATCCGCATGCAGCTCGTCGTGATGCTTTCTGCACAAAGGCAACACAAAGAGGTCATGCGCTTTTGTACCCATTCCACCCTGACCGTGACCTATCAGGTGGTGGGCATCATCAGCAGGCTTTCCACAACATGCGCACGGCTGCGTCTTAACCCAGCGCGTGTACTTTTCATTAACCCAGCGGCGACGTTTTGGGCGTAACATAAAAGACTCCGGCGACTCCGGATCCACTTTCAGTACCAGCACCTTTTTCGCTTTATCCTGGATGATGCTGGTGGCAGGAACTGAAGGCACAAGGTCACTTTCCCGGGTGACAGATGGCACAACAGGCTTCGGTAATCTCAGTGCCTTACGGGCTGCACTTTCCGGTAAGGCATCCGCCAGGTCATTACGAATCAGCCACCAGCACAGTTCCGGCATTGTCACAACGTGACTATCATCAAAACCGAGATCCCGACGCACAACAGACAACACCCAGCGGGCACAGTTATCCGTTGCCATTGATTCCAGCCGTTCCGTGAACTGATCGCGCAGCTGGTTATCGCAGTGCCAGCACAACACCATTGCGCCGGCACCATAACGGTGAATGACGGTTTCACTGTGGTGATAATCGCCGTGCGGCCACTGGCAGGATTTAACATGGCGCAGTAACCAGTCAGACAATGCGCCAGCGCCACCAGCAGCACGAATCACTCGTTCGTCGCTGAAAAATGGCAGTAATGATTTATCCTCCGCCAGCGGCTGGCGAACGGCAGGAACGACCCCGGACGGCAGATTACGCATGCTTTTCGGTTCCGGCTCCACCAGTACCCGGGTATTGTGGAATACCGGCATGGATTCACGGCCCGGCTTAACGATCACCAGCCCGAGTTCCGGTACCAGAACAGGTCGAAGTAATACCCGCACGTTACCTCCAGATGCGTTGCTGGAATGTGCGGGACAGACGCGGTGGGCGTTCGGAGTAAGGAAGCCTGACGGAGATTATCCAGTGACGGTAGTCGAGGCTAAGGGCTTTTTTAACCTCGCATCCGCGCCTGCGGTAACACTGAATGAGCCATTCGGCCTGTTCTTCAGTGCATGGGGGATGCTGGTACCAGTCTGACTTAAATGCGTGAGAATACCGCTCGTGCGTGTGGGCAAGAACGGTCGAATTATCATGTTTGTAATATTTTGCGTTGCGTGCCATCGGTTTTCTCCGGTGGCACGGTGTTACTCAGCGGGAGTTCAGCCCCGCGCAAGATTGTAGATGAGTTTATTCTTCTGAAAAAGCAGAAAACCCAGCTTTTATTCCGATCTCTTTCAATACCTGTAATGAAGTGACAAACTCACCGTCGCGCAAGATAAATCCGTCCGTCACTCGGGCATCCACAAAATTAATTAACGCAGCCCCATTTTTTTGCAAACACACAATGCGGTAATGACTAACAATATTTCCATTTTCAACGCACACAGCATAGAGGCCATCTTCACAAAAAATTTTACGCAGTTCTTCGATGTTCATCATCAGAATCCTTCCGGATAATTAGCTCTCCCCTTTAAGGGACCATCCCTCTTATCCCTGCGCGCTACTTAAGTATTTTTGATTCTATTCCGGCACCGTCCAGAACTTCAAACGCGTTGAAAATAAAAACAAAAACCCGCCGAAGCGGGTTAAGTGCGGGTGCGTTGAGGATGCCTGCCACATCAGAGGTGGCGAGGGATTTATCCCTCGCCGGGTCTCTTACTCCTCAGGTTCGTAAGCTGTGAAGACAGCGACCTCCGTCTGGCCGGTTCGGATTCGTACCTCGCAGAGGTCTTTCCTCGTTACCAGTGCCGTCACTATGACGGTTAAACAGATGACGATCAGGGCGATTAACATCGCCTTTTGCTGCTTCATAGCCTGCTTCTCCTTGACCTTTCGGTCCGTAAGAGGCTAATCTCTATGTGTCGCATAGATATGGCCTCAGATTAATGTTAAGCGTCTTGCAGGACGCGTAATGTTAACTGGGGCTTTTCTCTATCTGCCTTTTGGTGTTCATGCCTGAGACAGATAGCCTCAAGCACCCGCAGTTATTCTACTTAACTAAGATTTCCCCGCAAACCGTTTTTGTCCGGCACAGTAAATATCCAACTAAACCAATGGCGTTCGCTGTATTTACCGCCAGTATTCAATGCACATGACCGCCATGAACACCCCTAAAAAAAGGGCATTTATATGTCCAAACATTAATATCAAAACATCAATTTTTTCCATATACCTTGCTGTGAAGATGATGGGCATACATGATGCGAACAACCAGAACGCAACAAACAAAAACTGCAATGCGTTTTTCATTATTCCCCCTACAATCAATGTGCAATAACATTTAAACACACCTCAATTTGGCCGGACATATAAATATCTAAACCAGAAAAAATCACTTACATAGCGTTACAAACTCTTTAGTCTAAATATTCATCGTAAAACATCCTCCACGCTTATCAGTCCATTTCGTTTCAGGTAATCCATCGCCTTCTCCGGTAATTTGCAGTCCGGCTGAGCTTTTTTCAGTTGACTGACCAGTCGTTTAACCCACATTGTTAATTCGCTAACCTGATTGCCGGATGCTGGTGGATTGTCGGCTTTACCCAGAATGGCAGCGCAGCAGGCCTCTCTGAGCACCCAGTCAACAGCATCCTTCCATGCTCCTGTTTCGACTGGCGGATTCTCACGCTTTACCTGTTCATAAAAGCGCACGGCTTTAACCAGTCCTTCTGATGTCACCGGGACTGGCGGGCCGATGAATAAGGCCTGAATTTCATAGTTCGGCCTGTCGTTACAATCCTCTTTTGTCGGTACATATTTCCAGTCACCAGCCCACGGCTTCCCCTGAAAGTCTGTAACGTCTTTTTTCACGTAGCGATATCGCCATGCAACTGGTTTTGCCTGCCCTGCCGTTTCATGCCCTTCCTGATAATTAATCTCGCTCATTCATCGCCCCACTCATCACAATATGCTTCGACCGGAGTTTTTCCTGCTTCATAATCATCACGCCATGCTTCAGCATCAGCAGCACTGCCACCACGTAACTCTGCATAGTCCATTAACAGTTCATGCCATGCTTCAAAACTGACGTTGTATTTAGTTGAACCAAAATCAGCCATTTTGCTCTTCCTCTTCGTCTTTTATTTCGTGATATGAGTAATTGCAGTAGTTAAAGAAAATATCTTTTGCTTCGTCATGTATTTCATCAGGCGTCGCATCATCATCCACTTCGAATTCATTCTCGAAATCTCCACCGGCTATTCCCGTTTCAATAATTATTTTAAACTTTCGCATTTAACTACCGCCCTTTCGGGCGGCCTCCTGATGTTCTGAGGGTGCAGAAATCCCTCCGGTTAAGGATTAAATTTTTAACAGAGCTAAATTTAATTATTCAGTTCTGGATTTTGTCGCCCTGCGTATCCGCGCTTTCGCGTTACGCTCAATCTGAATTAGCTTTTCTATATTTTTTCGCCTTTCCCGCTCCTCCTGGCGCAAGTGCCTTACATCATCTGCCAGTCTGGTTTCTCTTTTCGCCACAGAGAGCATCCAGTCAAATGGCTCCACAACTGCACCGCAGATTTTACAGCGGACCTGACGCTCTTTTTCGTCAACCCGGACAGAGGCGTGATGACAATATGGTCTTTCCGATGGCTCATAAAGAAAATTAACCTGATTACGAGGGTCATCCTCTTTTACCGGAAATAAAACGATATTGCTTAACTCATCCTCTGGTTTTATTTCCATGCTCCTCTCCTTTGATGCGAATGCCAGAGACGCGTAATGCGTGTTCTAGGTCAATCAGGTAAAGCCAACTGCCATTTTCTTTAGGTATCATGACATGTCGCTCATCTGCATTTATCGGGTGTCCATATCGAAGGTCGTAGCGAGTCGGTAATTGAACTTCCCGCGCTTCCAGTTCAGCAATACGCTTGCTCCCATCAGAGATAACGCCTTCGTAATACTCACGCTGCTCTTTGAGTTGTGATTTTGCTTCTTCCAGTCCATCCAGCAAATCAGCGATAATATCCGCTTCCCGATGACGGATGTGACGCTTAAACGCAGCAAGAGCCGCATCACAATCCCGTTCAGCATTTGGGCTGTCCGGGATAGCCTGATACCACGCCAGCGTCGACTGATAGTTTTGTGCTGCCTCACGAAGCGCCTCATAGTTAACCTCTCTCATTGAGCCACCTCCTGATAAATCACTGCATGCCCCAGTTTCTCCGCCAGTGCCAGCTCTGCCTTAGCGCCCGCTGACCGCTGCCAGCCATTCAGCATGTAAATCGCATCCACACAACGAATCATTGCCATGCAAATATCCATGTAGTGCGGCTGTGTCAGCCCGTCCGGAAGTACTGCCGGGTTTAAGACGGTATGCCCTTCCCGTTTCAGTTCCTCTTCCGCCTTGTGAAACGCCTCACGGTTGAAATTTTCATATCCCGTCATTGGACCGGCAATATAAACTCTGACCCTCACTCCATCACCTCCTGAAAGTTTCCCCGATAGAACGCCAGCACACGCTGCATAACTTCGCTCTGGCGGCACTCACGACAAATTATGTTCTGCCGTCTGTTGTAACGACGTATTTCTCCGTCAGGTAACTTTCGAATCAGTGTCGGGTCAGCAGCCTTCTCCGGTGTCTTACGCCATACGCGATACGCCTGCTCTGATGGAAATACCCCGCAACCAGAGAGCCAGACATCACCACTGGCCGCAAGCGCACCAGATAAACGACGAATAGCGGTCTTACTGACACCCGTTTTATCTGCCAGTTGTCGAAAAGTTTCTCGTCCGCTCAGGCGCACGAATTCCACAATGCGCGCCTTCACTTCTTCCCGCTCTTCTGGTGTAAATACTTTTGCCATAAGCGTCTCCGGCAATCACTTTTCCGACACAATACGACCGGATGAATCGACAATCTGTCGAACAATATCCTGGTGCTTGTTCAGCTCCCGCAGCGCGGCGCAGACTCGCTCCCACTTCTGAACATCACTTTTCGCCCTGCGCAGCGCCAGGTTTGCCCTGCGAAGGGACGGAAAAATCAGCTCATCTGCTTGCGTTTCGGTAAACGATGGCAACGGCTGCACAATGTCCGCCACAGTTTCTGTTTTAATTTCTTCCTGTGTTGCGGCTTCCCGGACTGGTAACGCAGCACCTGCTGGCTGAGGAAAGGCCTTACCATCACTTTCCGTTACCAGCGCGGCTTTCGGCTCTGCTGGTAAATTATCGCCCGGCATGCAGTAACGAAATTTACCGTTCTGATTAACGCGTGCCAGCCGCCCCGTTGCGGTTACCACCGCCAGCGTGGAGGCAACCTTGCGAGTACTGACGCCGAACTTACCCGCCAGTTCCTCACACGTTTTAGCACCATCCTGACCGATAAACTCAATCATCATGTCTGCGGTAACTTTTTGTTCGACCTCCCCGGTCAGCATATCCTGTGCTTCAGATTTTACTGGCCGCTCTTCGGTTACCCGGGATTCACCTTCGCCAGCCAGAAACCAGGTGTGACCAGTTTTATCAACGACGCCATTTCTTTTGAGTTCCCACAGCTCGTTGAGAACCTCTTCACGACTGATATCAAGTCGCGCGGCCAGTTCTACCGATGTGGCTTTTCCCATTGCTTTCAGTGCGTCAAATACGGTTTCCATTAAAATTTCCTCCGACAAAATCGTTTCTCAGATTCAAATAAAACCAGCTGCCTTCCGGCGTTCGTATTCCTGTTTCAGCCGTTCAATTGGCGTTGGCCCTTGCGGGTGTTTCGCCCCTTCCAGTTGTCGTCGCACTGGCGGAACACTCATCCCGTTACCAACATGCTTTGCCCATTTCGTCAGTTGCCGTTCCGCAAGTCGTTTTAACTCACCCTGCGTCATCTGGCGCTCAATCCCTCTGGTACGCATTTCGAGGCAGATGTGGTACAGCACAGGCTGAGGCCACGGATATTTGTCGCTTCCGTCATATCGCCAGGACTCATCACGCCAGCGGCGGTACTCCTCCATCACAGCATCCACCGTCAGGCCAAATGGATTGGCCCCGCTTTCTGAAATCAGCGCCACAAACTCAGCCAGGTCCGGAGGCCATGTTTCACCCGCCCGGCAGCGGTCCATGCACTGGCGGCAGACCTGTCGGATTTGCTGCTCAGTCATCGCGCCAATCTGTGCAATCCAGAGCTTCGAAGGTGCGGCCCCGTTCTTCTGGGTCCAGCGGTTCGAATAAACCTCCCCCATGAGTTCCCACAGCTTCCAGACTGTTTCCGTCGCTGATAAATCCGTTTTCACGTTCCCACTGCTCACGTGCTGCCCGAATTTCCTGAACTGCCCGTGATGCGGTGCCACCTGGTGCTGCTGCATGGTTTACCCCCTTGCTGACTGGTTTAACCTGCGCCCTGACGTGATTTACGTGACGGGCGAATTTCTGCTCCCACTGAATCTGCGTAAACACTTTCCCCTCCGCTGCCCAGTAGTCCCGGAAGGCGGCAAGTTCAGCAGGTGTAAATTCTGTCTCCGGCAAAGCCATCCCCCACAACGCAGCCCGTCGTCGAAAATCCCGTGACGGATACCAGCTATCGGTCATCGGAAATTTTCCGATGGGTTCGCTCAGGCCATCCAGGAATACAAGGGGTGCTGCCTGTAACGACAAAACTTCCTGCTCACTGGTCGGAGCACTCTCGCGTGCGTTATGTGTGGGGTTTAGATCTTTGGGTTCCTTTGGGTTCCGTGATCCGTTTTTGGGTGTCTTTGATGGAAAATTTGGGTGTCTTTGGTTATTTTCCATGCAGCTAAGAGTTCCATTTTTGGGTCTGTTTTGTGCTGAAACATAACCATTTTCGGTACTGTTTTTATTAACAGCACCAATTTTACCCACCTTTAAAGACTCCCGTTTTTGGGTGTATTCAGGCTCGGCAACACTTTCTTCTACACCGATAAGTCGGTACACCACAATTTGCTTTGTTCTGCCTTTTCTCTCACCGGTATCAACAATTAACCCAATCTCCATCAGGTGTCGTAAGCTGTCCTGCACAGTCTTTTTGTTTAGTTCCGTTACTTCTGCCAGTGCAGATACAGACGGGTATGCACACAAATCGGCACCGCACATATCAGCAAGCCAGGTCAATACAGACTTACTGGATGAACTGCCGGTTTTCACCTTTTTAGCCCATCGTAGTGCATCGATACTCATACAAACCCCTGGCAGACATTTGTTTATCTGCAAAGTAATATTGATATTGCTGACGATACGCATGCTTGAAAGCAATAGCTTTTTCTATAAGCTCGTCAGTCTCACGTTCCACAACAGCTGGATCCGCAAAAAGCAACCCGGACTCCACCACATCGCCATATTCTTTGTTTAATCCGGCGATCATGTACGTAATGCTTTTTCCATCACTGATCTCACGATACAACCTGAAATCACTAATTCGGATAGCCTCCATAATTGCCGGAATCAGCGCCGTGAATTTTTTCCGCTTATCCCTGGTGTCGATAGCTTTCCAGCGTTCGAATATCTTCACCCGGTTAACGCCCAGCGCCCGTTGATCAACCTCGCCATCATTAAACGTGACGCGTTGAACATCGATGTTCGGGCGTTCTTTCAGAGCCCAGAATGCTTCCGTGATTAATATCGTCGCTTGCTCCTGTGTCATTCCTGGTCGACATACCCAGGCATCCAGAGCCTCACAAACCTGTTCAGGGGTGATTTTCATTGTTCAACCGCCCCGCCCGCTTTGCCTTACGATATTCGTCATAAACTTTGGGGTCGTACTGAAGTTCCCCGCCGGATGCCTCCTGTAGACGCATCGCGCGACCTTCAGGAACCAGTTTCCCCCATGCAGCAACGCTTGCCAGCCTAACTCCTGCGGCATTGGCAAGCTTTGTTTTGCTGCCAAAAAACGCTATAGCATCAATTTTCAACATATCGAACTCCTTAGATTTTCCTAAGGAAACTAGATCGTAGAGAAACCTAAGTCAAGAAAAATTAGAATTACCTAATATGAAAAACGAAACCTTCGGTGCTCGCCTCTTATACAGGCGTAAAAAATTAAAACTGTCTCAGGCCGCATTAGGTAAGCTGGTCAAAGTGGCTCACGTAACAATTTCTCAATGGGAAAGAGATGAAACACAGCCAGCGGGGAAGAGATTATTCGCACTGAGCCAGGCGCTTCAGTGCTCGCCGACTTGGCTTCTTTTTGGAGATGAAGATAAGCAACCAGGCGAACCGATCCCAGATAATCAGCCAGTTAATCTGACAGAAGATCAAAAAGAGTTGCTTCAACTGTTCGACGCACTGCCTGAGTCAGAGCAAAAGGCTCTGTTGTCAGAGATGCGTGCTCGAGTTGAGAATTTCAACAAACTTTTTGAAGAACTACTCAAAGCTCGCAAAAGAAGCGCAAATAAATAACCCCCCCTTTTTTTTCGCCACTCTCTGTAATAAAAAGCACAAACTTTCAAATGATTGTGTTTTTTACATCAAAAAAACTTAGGTTTTTCTACACAAAAAGCTTGACCACAATTCTTAGATTATTCTAAATTCTACTCATCAAGACACCGCACGGTGTTCTCAGCAAACAGTTCCGCTACCCTGGCGTTAAGGGGAAATGAGGTCAGCATGGATACTATCGATCTTGGCAACAACGAATCTCTGGTATGCGGCGTGTTTCCCAACCAGGACGGCACGTTTACCGCGATGACGTATACCAGAAGCAAAACGTTTAAAACTGAAGCTGGCGCGCGTCGCTGGTTAACCAGAAACACTGACTGATGAGGTTGACGATGGAATTTAAAGATTTACCAGTACCATTCCAGGAAATGGCAGCGAATATAGTTCGTTCCCAACTGGCGACTCTTGACCTGAGTACCGTAGAAAAAGAAACCATCGATACTATATCCGGTAACGTTCGTCGTGCCTTTATCGGTCTGTGCGAAGAGAAGCAGCTCTCTGATAACCAGGATTTACATGAAAAATACTTCCTGGAATTAATGGACATCATTAATAAAGGATTTGGCTTGTTAATGAAAAAGAAAGGGATTCGAATAGCTCCCCTTGAAAATCATTTTACAGCAAGCAGTATTAATTCCTGTGATTTAAAGCATCACACATCCGATGGGAAAGTTGAATCAAACAACAAAATATCAATTAATCATTAATTTATTCACAGGTGAGGTAGAGTGCGTGCGCCGGACACGGATAAGAATCCGGCACTGACAGTTTACTGAAAAGGATATATCCCTGAAAAGTCAGGGCATAACGCGAAAGCGCACGGCGAAGTTCGTCTCTCTGTAGGTAGTCGTTAAATTTTCGTCGACCGTGCGCTTCCGGTTGTGGCAATCCGCGAAATGGCGCGGCGGTAAGTATGGCGGGGTTATTCCTTCCCCCGTTGAGGACACCGGGTTGTCAGGTTGACCATACGCTTAAGTGACAACCCCGCTGCAACGCCCTCTGTTATCAATTTTCTGGTGACTTTTGGCGGTATCAGTTCTACTCCGTGACTGCTCTGCCGCCCTTTTTAAAGTGAATTTTGTGATGCGGTGAATGCGGCTAAGCGCACGCGGAACAGTTAAAACCAAAAACAGTGTTATGGGTGGATTCTCTGTATCCGGCGTTAATTGTTAACTGGTTAACGTCACCTGGAGGCACCAGGCACCGCATCAACAAAGTTCACTTCGGTGATGAAAGGTAGAGAAAATGTTGAATGTAGCTATTGAAAACCAGAACGGGTGGAATTATAGTGCACCTGCACCTCATAAAACGGGTGCCGGGCGTGGAAACCCGAAATCATTCACGGCGCATAACCGCGCTCAGGCGGTTTTTTTATGCGTTAAGCACAGCCACATTCGCATTATGGTGGGGCGTGCAGGGCAGCCGCAAGGCTGGCCGGGTTCCGTGATGACCGGTATTTCCACCCCTGTACGTCTCACCACCCTTATGGTCGTGGAAAACCTCGGTGGTGAGTTAATCAAATTCATCGCGGAGGCTGCCATCATGGCTACTATCCTTACCCTTTCTCACCCTGACGTAACCATCGAAAATGGTCGCGCTGTCACTACGTCTGTTGCGATCGCCGAGTTCTTTGGCAAACGCCACGAACGAGTGTTGGATAAAATTCGCAATCTGGACTGTTCAGCAAAATTCACTGAGCACAATTTTGTGTCGAGCGAATACACCGACTCAACCGGGCGCAAACTCCCAATGTACCAAATCACCAAAAACGGCTTCGTTTTCCTGGTGATGGGGTTCACAGGTAAAAAAGCCGCAACTTTCAAAGAAGCCTACATCGCTGAGTTCGATCGCATGGAGGAAGAACTGCGCCAGAATAACGCCCCGTCTCCCGACAAAATGATTCACGGGGACGGACGCACCCTGGTTATCCGTCTCGACGAACACGGCAATATCAAATTCACTGAAACCGTTCCTGACGGCGCAATGGTCTGCACCCTGGATACCTTCCGGTTTTATCTGGAGAAACAAGGATGGACTCTTGTAAACCGGAGCGCAATTAAAAATATGACTGTGGAGCAATTGCTAAAAATTCATTGTTGAGGACGCGATAATGGAAACGTCACTACCAAACGTTAATACGTCTGACGGGTGCTTTAATATTGGTGTTCTGCTCAGTAACAGGGATTTCACCGAGGATGCAATCAATATGAGAAAATATGAACCCTACCTGCTGAATGACAATTCCATACTCTCCAGAATTGCCCTTCTTAAACTCGGTATTTTCGGAGAGTGGCGATGAACACATTATTCATACTCATTCTGACTGTATATCTCAATACTGGTGAGTCGCTTGATGCAATCACCGGCATGTACAACTCAATGAAAGAATGCATGGCTGCCGCAGCGGAACAGAAAATTCCCGGCAACTGTTATCCGGTCGATAAAGTTATTCACATGGACAATAACGAAATCCCGGCAGGATTAAAAACAGCGCCGTAATTAATATCCAGTTTCATTTTTATATGCCAGCAATGGCAGGGATTTGTTCACCCTTAAATCTGTAATGAGGTAAAACAAAATGAGTAAAGTCTTTATTTGCGCCGCCATTCCGGACGAACAGGCAATAAAGGAAGAAGGTGCCGTCGCTGTAGCCACTGCCATTGAAGCCGGTGATGAACGTCGCGCCCGCGCAAAATTTCACTGGCAATTCCTGGAACATTATCCGGCTGCTCAGGACTGCGCTTATAAATTTCTTGTTTGCGAGGATAAACCCGGTATACCCCGCCCTGCCCTCGATTCCTGGGATGCTGAATATATGCAGGAAAACCGCTGGGATGAGGAATCCGCTTCCTTTATTCCGGTCGAACCAGAATCCGATCCGATGAACGTCAATTTTGACAAGCTGTCCCTTGAAGTACAGAACGCGGTCCTGGTTAAGTTCGGTACATGTGAAAACATCACCGTTGATATGGCGATTGACGCGCAGGAATTACTGCAGGAAGACGTTGCTACCTTTGACGGGCATATCGTTGAAGCACTGATGAAAACGCCTGAAATTAACGCTATGTATCCGGAACGCAAACTGTTCGCTATCGGATGGGTTAAACACAAATGTAATCCGGGTGCCAAATGGCCCGAAATTCAGGCTGAATTACGTAACTGGAAAAAACGGCAGGACGCAGAGCGCAAAGAGACTGGAAAATACACGTCTGTTGTTGATCTCGCCAGCGCCAGAGTCAATCAACAGAACACTGAAAACTCAGCAGGAAAAATCAACCCAGTCACTGCCGCCATTTGTCGCGAATACAAGCAGACATGGAAAACGCTGGATGAAGAACTGGCCTACGCTCTCTGGCCTGGCGATATTGATACCGGAAACATTGACGGCAGCATCCATCGCTGGGCAAAAAATGAAGTTATCGACAAAGATCGCGAAGACTGGAAGCGCATTTCCGCATCAATGCGCAAACAACCCGATGCCGTTCGCTACGACCGTCAGACTATTTTTGGCCTTGTCCGTGAGCGTCCGATCGACATTCACAAAGATCCCGTAGCACTGAACAAATACATCACTGAATACCTGACTACCAAGGGCGTGTTTGAAGATGACGAAGGAACAAATCAGGGCACAGCTGGTACTCTCCCGTCACCAGTACCAGAAACTGATGCAGTGGAAACGGCAATGCCGGACAACGAAAAAACCGAATGCGAAGTGGAAGACGAACCATCTGTAGAGCGTGAGGGACCGTTCTACTTCCTTTTCACCGATAAGGACGGCGAAAAATACGGTCGCGCAAACAAACTTTCTGGTCTGGAAAAAGCACTGGCCCTGGGAGCTACGGAAATCACAAAAGAGGAATACTTCGCACGTAAAAACGGCACGTACTCAGGTTCACAACAAAATACTGGTGCATCTGACACGATCGCACAACCAGAGCCGATAAAAGTTACCGCTGACGAAGTAAACAAAATTATGCAGGCAGCCAATATCAGCCAGCCTGACGCCAATAAGTTGCTTGCTGTATCACGTGGTGAATTTGTTGCAGGGATTAGCGACCCGAATGATCCGAAATGGGTGAAGGGGATTGAAACCCGCGATTCAGTGAATCAGAACCAGCAAGAAACGGAACAGAACGGCCAGAAAGCGGAACAAAACAGCCCAAATGCGTTACAAAACGAGCCAGAAACGAAACAACCTGAACCAGTAGCGCAACAGGAACCGGAAAAAGTCTGCACCGCCTGCGGTCAGACCGGCGGCGGCAACTGCCCTGATTGTGGCGCGGTGATGGGTGACGCAACATACCAGGAAACATTCAATGAAGAGAATCAGGTTGAAGTTCAGGAAAATGATCCGGAGGAAATGGAACGTGTTGAATATCCGCACAAAGAGAACGCTGGCGGTAATCAGCATCACACCAGCGATAATGAAGCTGGCGGGACGGCAAATCCCTTAATTACCATGAACGGTCATCATAAAATCACATCCACCAGCAGAATGTGGCACCACATGATGATCGACCTTGAAACCATGGGAAAAAATCCCGATGCCCCGCTTATCTCAATAGGTGCAATATTTTTCGATCCGCAAACCGGAGATATGGGGCCGGAATTTAGTAAGACCATCGATATGGATACTGCTGGCGGAGTCATTGATCGTGGCACCATTAAATGGTGGCTTAAGCAATCACGCGAAGCGCAATCTGCCATTATGACCGATGAAATCCCGTTAGATGATGCACTGTTACAATTGCGGGAGCAAACACGGCCAGCACACCGGGAATATCCTGCACTTCACGACCGGTATACGCTTCAGCACTGCCGTGCCAGCGGTATTTGCCGGTACAGAACGGAAAAAGACGGGATGCCGGATGCGCGGGCGCATTCTGCAGGTGCCGTCGAACTATAACCCGCAGACGCGGCAATACAGCGGTATCTGGGACGGAACGTTTAAGCCAGCATACAGCAACAACATGGCCTGGTGTCTGTGGGATATGCTGACCCATCCGCGCTACGGCATGGGGAAACGTCTTGGTGCGGCGGATGTGGAAGGCGGTGAATGATGCGGTCGCAAATATTCCGCAGCCGGCAGACGGTAAAAGTCTCACCCCGGATGATGTGCGTCCGATGCTTGAACAGATGGTGAAGGAGGCGGTAAGCCATATTCATGTTCCGCGTGATGGTCGTGACTACGATCCGGAGGACTGCAGATTGTGCTGGGGGCGGCAGCCATCGTGGGCTCTTTCTTCACTGCCGGGGCATCAATGGCGTTATGGGGTTCAGCCCTGGCAGCCGGTGGTTTTTCTGCCACCACGATGCTGTTTTCACTTGGAGCCAGCATGATTCTGGGCGGTGTGGCCCAGATGCTGGCCCCGAAGGCAAAAACACCGGATTACCGCGCAACGGATAACGGCAGACAGAACACGTACTTTTCCTCGCTGGATAACATGATTGCCCAGGGGAACCCGATGCCGGTGCCTTACGGGGAAATGCTGGTTGGCTCCCGCCGTATATCCCAGGACATCAGCACCCGTGATGAAGGCGGGGGCGGAACGGTCGTGGTTATCGGGCGACAGGGATAAAACATAAAAAAATCCCGCAGTGATCGCGGAGCTGCGGGGACAGACAAATGAAGATCAATGTTAAGGAGTTGTTTTTGTTACTCGGGCAAAAAAACACTAACGCAGCGAAATTATAAGCGCCACAGTCAGTGTGTGAAAATGTGAAGATATTCAGAATTTTTATGCCATTACCGGTTTTAACCAACAGGAGGTTCAGTCCGTCACCGACGGCGTGAAGGTGAAAGTGAGCCGTGTTCCTGACGGTGTTGCTGAATACAGCGTATGGGGGCTGAAGCTGCCGACGCTGCGCCAGCGACTGTTCCGCTGCGTGAGTATCCGTGAAAACGACGACGGCACGTATGCCATCACCGCCGTGCAGCATGTGCCGGAAAAAGAGACCATCGTGGATAACGGGGCGCACTTTGACGGCGAACAGAGTGGCACGGTGAATGGTGTCACGCCGCCCGCGGTGCAGCACCTGACCGCAGAAGTCACCGCAGACAGCGGGGAATATCAGGTGCTGGCGCGATGGGACACACCGAAGGTGGTGAAGGGGGTGAGCTTTATGCTTCGCCTGACCGTGGCAGCGGATGACGGCAGTGAGCGGCTGGTCAGCACGGCCAGGACGACGGAAACCACATACCGCTTCAGGCAACTGGCGCTGGGGAACTACAGGCTGACAGTCCGGGCGGTAAATGCGTGGGGGCAGCAGGGGGATCCGGCGTCGGTATCGTTCCGGATTGCCGCACCGGCAGCGCCATCGCGGATTGAGCTGACGCCGGGCTATTTTCAGATAACCGCAACGCCGCATCTTGCCGTTTATGATCCGACGGTACAGTTTGAGTTCTGGTTCTCGGAAAAGCGGATTGCGGATATCAGGCACAGCAACCAATGCCACCAGGGATAA